GGGACAGCGATTAGCTTACTAGGGAATTCCCTGTCTGAGCGAGTACGGTCCACAAGATCGTGCGAACCAAACCAGTCAGGAGGAAAGACCGCGCCAAGTTTCTTAGGCCAGTTCCTAAGTTCGTATTTAAACGAACCGGTCCTAGCATCCGAAACAACGCCGGGTCCATGCTTTGGACGTATAGCCCAGGTATCAATCGGGCCTAGTGAAGTAACAATAACGTTGCATAAGCGACGAAACTGCTTCCACTGAGCCAAACTGATGGTATCTCCCGGCTGTTCAAAGCCGAATAAGTCAGGATGACGATCCTGACTCAGCAAGGCGTCACCCCATAGAGGGTGACCATCTCGCGAGCACCATACGGGAACATCACTGTCCCACGTAGAGGGCCATGACGAAGGAAGAGATTCCTCCGTACTAATGTAGCCTGCCACAGCGGCAGTTACCTTAGCTGGATCACAATCAATATTGAACTTCTTAAAGCAGCCATAAAACTGCCTCAGAAGAAACACCGAATGGTGATCCACATTGTCTTCAGCGCGTCCATGCTCGTCAAAGCATCGGGACCAGAGATAATGCAAGAATGCAGGCCTCTGATCCAGGCGACTATACCTTCCATGGTATTTTGGCCTTTCTTCCAGTAGGTACCCCGCAGTCAAGGAGAAATCCAAGTACTTAAGGGCCTCTGGAAGGGTTATCGTATAGAACGATATCCCACGGTGTTTGACAGCTTCTTCGACGGATCGTAAGATCGCGTCAACGGAAGAGAGCATGCCCGGGTAAGTGAAAGAGGCATCTTCACAGATGGCTCGAATCATCCCGAACATCATTGATTCAAGGCTTTTCATTCTGGCCTCCTTAGAGGGGTTAGAGATCCTTGGTCCGCAACTGAGCCCTTGTTTTTAGGGGCTCAATCGCTTAACAGCGATTAACTCTCGCCTCCCACCATGCCGGTCTTTTGGGCCGACAGAAGGGTGATCGCGCCAGTAACCACTTTATCTAGAACCGCAGGGTCGGAAGACCCACGCATGCGGAACGTCGATGAGAAGCTGTAAAACTTCTCGGTTGCTGTCGGTGTTGCATAGATGCGCCGTTCAAGGTACATCGTATGACGATCAAGCGGCTCTGGGCTAGCTTTATCGGTACCATTGGTGAAACGCAGAACAGTTTCCTGCGTTGCATCCTTGAGCCGATAGGTGGACCCAAAGTTGTCTTGATTAACGCGTACGAGGATTGCCGCGACGCCATCAATCGTGACGGTAAGAGTATTTGCGAACATATGATGTTCTCCTAGGTTTATTTAACTGTCGTGAGACAGCTACTTGAGCAGAGCCATAACGGCGTAGCACGTAACACCATGTTAGCGTACTACAGTAAGGACCTTACGGTTCTTCACTACTGCTAATGAACCCAGGGTCGACAGTTGTCCGCTGCCAAGGAAAGGCAACGATGCGTAAGCACTAGAGCCTCCGAGGTATGGAACACGGGTAAACAACCGCATGCGGTAGTTCCCTGATCCACAGGTCAACTTATTAACCTTCTTAGAAGGATGAGTCGATTCGGAGATGGTTCGGATTTTAATCCACGCCCGTGAGGGCGAGGCTATAGTCCTGTTCCCGGCCTGGAGTTGCTGACCAATGTTATTAAAGTAGTCAGTAAACCAGGTCCAAGGTAATGCCTCCCAGACGTTCGCCGCTATGTTCCCAGCATCAAAGCCGGTTACTAGTCGACGAATAGACCAGTCTGAGAGATCGGAAGAACCAGGGTAAGTCTCTTTCCAGATGACGCCCCCTGAGACCACGGTTGTGGTTTTTGTGAAATAGGGAAGGTTGACGAACGAATTGTCAACAGTCACTATTCCCAGACTGCTTTTCGATACAGTCTGGAGATTCTTCACGGTTCTCCGTTTTCCGTCCTTGCTACCCAAACCCTTCAACTCCTTTTTCCGTTTTTCGACGGAGTCTTGGAAGTCAGCCATCTTGAGGATATCCTCTAAGAACGGCCTCCATCCAAATTGGTGAAGAAGGGCGAGTTTCGCTGCGCCCGCAGTTGGCGAGCCTCCACCGTACGCACTAAGCGGCGATGGGTGCTTGTCACGAACGAGCATAGCGAGATGTCCCATGTCACGTACCATCTCTGGTATGTCCCGCAGTTCCGCAAGGAACACGGGAACTTTGACATCAGGGCGGCCAGGATTAGTCATGGCAATCAACCTCTGTCCAGCATTGGTGTCATACGGCAAATGAGCCGGCAACGCCTTATACTGGTTATACAGAGCGGAGGGGACGTTAGTCCACATACCCTTCAGTGCATAGTCGCCAGAAATTAGGCTTCCAGACACTGACTGGTCCGCGGACTCGAAATTATTGTTCCCTCCGGGATTCTTACTGTTACTCGCGAGCAAATC